GCAGTTGTCCACCTCGAGCAAGGTCACCAACCTTCGGATTTCCTTGATAAACCTTTTTTAGTTTAATGATAGATTTATCGCCTCTGACATCATAAGCATAACCAATGGCCAGTAGCTTTCCCGTTTCATCAGAGTAAAAGTCAATTTTCATTCCTTTATAAACCCCTTGATTGAGTCCTTGATCAATAACAACAAAGAAGCCTTTCTTAGAAACCTTAGTGATCTTGGCCTCGAAGCTATACTCCTTAAACTCTTGCTCTTTTTTAAATTTTTCTCGCCACTTCGCTATGCACAGTATCTTTTCCGCAGAAGGCAATCCGTCCTCTACTAATAGTTTAATGTCGGCAAGCAATTTCTTGTTTTCTTCAACTGCCTTTTGGTAGGTGCTTCTATTTACTTTACTCATAATATCAATGTTTTGTGTTTCAAATCCGTAAATTAACTGGTCATACACTCGTCCGTTAGGCTTCATTTGCCTCCCACGGTGCTGTTGTGTAATATTCAACCCCTTCAAGTAGTTCCTCACCCCATTTATCCTTAAATGGAAACCATAGCTTATTCATCACATCCCATTTATCTTTCCCACTACTCCACTCCTCAAAGAACATATCAGCAATGTTTCCATCTTCTTCATAAAAAGTAACTGTATCATTACTCATATTATGAAATGCGTATAATGTTCTTTTTTCCGTTCCTCCCCACGGGTCTCCACATATTTCATATTCTGCTTTTACTCTAAGTTTTCCCATAATCTTGTTTTTATCCTAGCGTTATAACCTCATTCTGTTCAACTCCTTTTTTAGCTTCTTAGCGTTTTCATGATTTTATAATTATTCATGTGAATCATGCGTTTTTCAAATCCTTCTGTATCATGTTTTTTAACGTATAGCATTCTTTTAATTACATTTGCATGATCTTCGAAATAACCAGATTTATAAGATTCCCATTCCATATGAGCTTCTCTACAAGAGAACTCTATATTATCTATATCCCAAATCAATTCAGTTTTACCAAGTTCTTTACATCGCTTTTGTGATATTGTATGATCGTGGTCATCTGCTTTCATGTGATTATATGCTTGACAAATTCCAGTAGGGCAAAGCATTTCTATTTCTTCATATGCTTTTTTAAGCCTTGAATTAATTTGTGCTTGGCTAACCATTTCACCATCAGAACATCTATATTTTTTTTTCGAACTAACCTTTTTCATTGCGCTATCTTCTTTAGTTGTGGTATGGTTTTGTTTTTGTACATTCTATAAGTCCTCAAATTTAGGTAGCATCCAATCTACATAAGCTCTCTTAGCATTGTCTATATCCTTATAAACATGTAGTAAACTTATCTTTACAGCCTGATCTAAGGTGATGTAATACCGGTGGTTTATTTTGCATTTCTTCATTCTTACATCCCCTATGAATCTCCTGGCTTTTTTTATGTATTTTATAATTGTCTGAGGATAAGTATTATTCCAGTTTGCAACCTCACTTAATGAGTGATACTGTTTGAAATCATATTGGTATTCTAGCATAATAATTTATTTTTATAACACTTTATAACAAAGCATACGCTATCGCTTTACGCTTGTTATGCCGGTGTTGTAAAACATATTCTGCTACTCAATTTCACTAAAATACATTATTGCATCATCCAATGTTTCACAGTCTTTTAATTCATTTACTACTTGTTCCGCAGAAAACGATTTTACAACACCGTGTATAGATAATTGCTTTTTAATCATATCTAAATATTTTCGGCTTTTAGTGCAGTCCCTACCTTCAATTCCGTGTAAAACATCTTCCTGTTCGCTTAAAAATTCATCAATAAATTCTATAATATCTAAGTTTGTCATTTTTTATAATTTTCAGTTAATAATTCACGCAACTATCCATACACAAGTACGTTAGAGTTAATAGGTGGTCTAAATTTAGAGGTTATCTAAAAACGCCTGTGAAATGCACAAGCCTGTAAAACCGTATAATGTACAGTCATTACCACCTACTAACAATAACAATGTATATAAAAAATAAACTTACAATTTATAATTTTTGTTTAACCATTCTACTAATTCAGTCTTTGTTATTCCTTTTTGCTGTCTAAACTCTTTCAGGGTTTCAGGCTCTTCTACTTCAACAAAAAATTCTAAAGTTTCTATGTTAGGTACGTGACCATACCCAGTAAATTCGTATGTAAACCTACTTTCTGGTCTACCGAAACTACATTCATTTCTTTCCATAGAAACCTGTTCTAAATTCAATTGTACTTGTTTTTTTACTGTCTTCATTTTATATAATTTAATTTGTTAATATTTAATCGTTTACTTTTGCGTAATTACTAAGCCAACGCACATCAACCCAAGCATCAGTGAATGGTATTTGTTTTTTAACCATCACTTGGGGTGGTTCATAATCATATCCACCAAATCCATTCCCATCTTCCAAAGTTTCGATTTCTTGCTTTAATCCATTTTCTAATATTTTAACGTGTATAGGTTTCCAATAAATATTGGTTAAATTAACCCCTATAATCTCAACCTTTACTTTTCTGAAATTTGGGTAATCCATTTCACATTTAACCTTACCTTCTGCAATTGCCAACAAACAACTACGCATAACATCAGATATATGTAATGCCTCGTCTTTATTTTCTAAATTTTGTTCTTTACTCATTATTTCAGTATATTTAATTTGTGTAGTAATTTATTTAAGGTCGGCACTACACATATCCAAACCGTTAGAAACAATTAGCCAACGCTCATATAAAATTGAATTTGTCCCAATCTCCGTTGTTTTCCATAGCTCAAATAAAGTTTCAAATACAATTCAAATATAAGTGTATAATATTACAATGTCAAGTGTTTTATAATATTTTATCCTAATATTTTGTAGTTACAAATATTTATATTACCTTTGATTTATGGAAACAAGAAAAAAGATATTTGCAAAAGACGTGGCCGAACGATACGGATGCGTACCGGAAACGGTTAAAACATGGGCGAGAAACGGTAAAATACCAGGATATCAAACAGGCGGTGGCAAATGGTATTTTTATGAAGATGAGCTTTTAGAGGCGGACAAAGAAAGAGCGGAAAATTCATTAAAAGATTAGATTATGTCAGTAGAAATTAAATACATATGTGATCATTGTGATCGTAAATCATTTGTAAAAGACAATTGGATGGAGATAAAGGCGGTTGGTAATGACGCATCTTTGAGTATAGAAAATAATATTCATGGCAGAAGCCTGATAAGCTCAAGCATGTATAAGCAAATGCACTTTTGTAGTAGAGAATGCTTCATAGATCATTTTTTTAAACCTATTGAAGAACTATTAAAAGATTAAACAAAAAAAGGCCGCTACTAGGCGACCTCTAAACACTAAAACACATGACAAAGATACAACAAAATTTAAAAGAAGCTATAGCCTTTGAAACAGCTATTAAGCATCCAGACTTATTTGAACACTCTATCAAGAAACTAAAAGATAGATTAAACCTTAAAAACTACTACCGGTTTTCGGAGATAGAGGAGATGGGTTATCCAGAAAGACACTACGCATTACTTTCATTGGCTCATACGTTTAATCTCAATTACAAAGAAGATTTCAACGGAAACTTCCCATCTTCAAATAGAGAATTACAAATACTATCACGCAATAAGTTTTCAACGGCTTACCATGAGGCGTGTGAAGAGTTAGGATACACTTACAGACGCGTTCCGATAGGTGACAATTACATTGAGTGTGGGAAAAAAGAAATACGAGTAAACGCATTTTATGATTCTGTTTTGTTTTCTAGGTTGACAGAAGAAGGCTGGAATCAAGACAGGGTACTAACCTGGAATATTAATAAAGAAGATGTTATTAAAGCAGTAAAAGGATTAATGTTATGAATAAAGCAAAAGAACTATGAAAGAATCACAATGCAAACAACTAAAAAAATGGCTATCTAAGGGCTATGCAATTAACTCAATGTTAGCCTTTCAAAAGTTTGGTATAACAAGCCTACACAGAAGATTAACCGACCTTAGAAATGAAGGGTTTCCGGTTGATCAAGGAGAATGGAACGACATACAAAAGAAAGACTTTAAGAGGTATAAACTAATAGAACTATGAAAAATTTATTTAAAGCATTAGCAGCATTTCAGCAAGACTGTCCGGTCATATTAAAAGATACTACCGGATACGGTTACAAATATGCAGACTTGCCACAAATATTTAATGTAATTAATCCGCTTCTAAAAAAACACGGATTAGGATTTTACCAATCAGTTGAAGCAAAGCAACTTAAAACTGTTGTGTTTCATATCGAAAGTGGTGAGCTTATAGAGAGTTGCGCAGACATCCCACAGGAGGTATCCTTGAAAGGAATGAACGACTTCCAAGTGCTTGGTAGTGCAATTACATATATGAGGCGTTATCAGCTTTCCAGTATGTTGGGAATCGTTACAGACAAAGACACGGACGCATCAGGGCAACAAGTGAATGGTAAAAAGAAAATGAAAGATTTATCAGGTGCGATGAAAAAACTAAGAGAATCGCCAAACGCTGGCCAACTGTTTAATAAAATAATAGATCAATACGATCTTACTAAGGAACAACAAACCCAATTAGAGGAATGTTTAGCTGGTTAGGTGTTGAAAAGATGTTACAATTGTGTTCTCTTAAAGAGAATAGACAAGAGGACATAATTGTCAGGCTCATGGAGTTAGAAAACAGTGAGGATGAATTTGATTTGATGGAAATTGAATCGTTAATTGAAGAGATAAAAACAAATCAATTTGATCCTATTACTCATGGAAATTACTACAATCAGACTGACATAAGAAAGCACTTAAAAAAATTAAAATGAACGAAAGCCTACAAGCAATAGAAAGAGTAGCGGATTGGTATAAGAACGCTAAAGGAGCTAGCCCTGAGCAACTACTAGAAGCCTTAAGAGTTGTAACATCTCATTTGTTTACACTTGAAACCGAACGGGCTAACTATCACAAACTTTATGAAGATATTATATTCGATAAAACTAAAGATGGTGACAGTGTAGCCAGGGCAACTAATGCGGCAGAAGTTGAGGTGCCAGAGCTTTACATGTTAAGGCGAATTATGGAGGCGAGTTATAAAATGGCTGATGCAATCAGATCGCAAATAAGTTATTTAAAACACGAACAATCACATTTAAAAACAGAACAATGATAAAGATTAAAATCAATGTCAATAATATTGACAAAAACAGACTATTTAAAGGTGAAAAAGGAACCTATCTAAATGCCGTTCTCATACCTACTCCTGACAATCAATACAATGATTACATGATTGTTGAAGATATTAGTAAAGAGGAAAGAGAACGAGGCACTAAAGGTAATATTTTAGGTAATGCAAAAGAGTTTAAAAGTGACTCTCAACAGCATACTAAACAAGATAATCAAGTTAATTCTGATGAAATAAAAGAAGATGATCTCCCATTTTAACAAATGACTAAGCAACAACAAAACATATTAATCTGGATGCTAATAGCTATCCTGTTTTTACTACTTAAAATTTAAATGACATGACACACTTAACAAACACCGTAACACCACACTTTGTTACATCAAAAATTAATGATGGGTGGTGGGAAAAAGACAAAGAATATACTGTTTTAATCAACGTAATGACAGATGGGAGAATACAGTTTTTTGATAATTCTGTTAAATCCGGCCCTAATTTAAAAATCTATAAAACGTCTAAACAGATGTTTAATGAATTTGAATTTGATGAAATTGACAAGCAAAAGATTTTAGAACGATTATCTTTTTATTTTAACTAAATTAAAGCTTACATGACACACGAAGAATTACAAGAAGCGATAAAAGTTATAATGATGTTTATTATAGGAATATCAACGGCTTTATTAATAGTCTTTACATTTTTGAGCTATATAGCAAATAAAGACACAAAGGAGATAGAAGAAACATTTAAACGATTGAAAGATGGACGAAGGTAAACACAGAGCAATATTTTTCACAATTTTAATGGTATCTCTTACGATAGTAACTGTACTTATTATTTTAGGATTTAACTATTTTGGGTAATGAAAAAGATATGGGCTGGTTTTCAGCCTATTTAAACAGATAAAGATTATAGATATGGAAATTGAATTTTTAGATTGGTACAGCAAAAACGAAGATAGATTTGCTCACGGACAATTTGATGAAAAGCAAATAGCGTACTCAGCGTGGCTTGATGGTAAAAATCGAAACTCTAAGGCTGAAAACTTGCCTATATCGGATGTTATGTGCCGTGCTTCATTTCGTGGTGAAGCGACTAAAGAACAACTCTACATTATACTCGAATACATAGATGATATGAAACAACGAGGATATGTATTTGAAAAGCACGAGCGAACTGACTTAGATAATGGTAATGTAAAACTTGATTATGTACTTGCTCTGCATGGTACCTAACATCGGCATAACAAGCGTTACGAGGAACGAGTAAATACATTGTTATAAAGTGTTATCATAAAACTTAAAATTATGGAAGAAGATTATTATGAAGAAGCAGAAAGCACTGCAATAGGCTGTGCGATAATATTCGCAGGTCTTACACTACTTGCAGGACTTGTAATAAGTGTAATTAGTTATTTTATACTAGCATGAACGACTACGAAAGAATAAGACAGTTAAATCGTGATACCTGGATAGGAGGTAAGCCAGTAGGTTTAAACGCTATACTATTAATTATTGCAATTGCTTACGGGATTAGTTGTGTAACTTATTTGATATGAAATATGATGTATTATGTTAAAATATTAAAGGTTAATGGTAATAAAAAAACTATTATTAAAATACCTAAATTTTGGTTTGGAAAAATTACCGAAGAAGAAATGCCAGTAAAAGTTGACACAGCAAGACAATTTTAAGATTAATGGAATAGAAATTTATTAGTTTATTCTTAACACTTAAATAAACTATTAGTATATTGCTTACATGTTTACTACTAATACCCATCATTTATGATGTTCACCGGATTTGTAAACATTTCAATTAAAAGTAATTGATTAAGATATTGTAAAAGTGACAGTTGCAGGCTACATTTGTAGTAAGTCATTTAAAATGAAACCAAAGCCTTTGTGCTGAACCGACTGCAACCGGGGAAGCCAGAGGCTTTTTGTTTTGAAGATATTTTAAAAAAAATGGTTGAAATTCCATGAGATTTTAATAAAAAATCCATCGTAGATATGGTACTCTATTAGATAGTTATATGCTAATACAGATTACAATCTCTAAAATCATCTACAATAATAGATAAACCTTGAATAGGTGTAGATGCTTAAACTAATTATCTAAATGTTTTTATAGGGTTTAAAGCGAAACGCAATTAATTATGGAAAATAAAGAAACATGCGCACACTGTGGCGGAGCAATAGAAAATATAAACTATTCCTGTGGTAATGGTTGGGATGGGAATTCAATATGTAATCAATGTGGAATCATAGAACCAGATATAAATTATGAGGATTGAATTAGATGGTTATTGGTATGAATATGAGCATAAACTGGCAAAACACAAAATTGATATTTGCTTAGCTACAAAAGATCCAACAAAATATTGTAATGGATATTATAGATATTCAGAAAAAGACCCAGGGGATGGTAAGGAATTTGTCATTATAGATACAAACGATCCTAATTGTAAAATATTATTAATAGAAAATAACTTTTAACTATGGATAAGTATTTTGAAAAATGGTATGATGACGGTGCAGCACTTTTATCTGCCGATGACATAAAGAAAGCATGTTATTTATCCTGGCTTTCAGGTTGTGAGCATGGGGTAGATTTAGCTAAAGAAAAACTTAAAGATTAATTGTACAGTTGTAAAATATTCTTATATTTGTAGACATGGAAGCATTAAAGATTGATAGAACGAAATTAGTCACGGTTACAAATTACGCTAAAGAGATTGGGGTAGTTCGTCAGACGATTTATAACATGATCAGATCAGGCGAGTTGAAAAGCGAAAAGATTGATGGAGTACTTTTTGTAGTTCGTGATTAATATTTTTTTACCTAATAAATAGACAATTGTAAAAATGGCAAAGATGTTGAGTGAAATAAGAAAGGCAATGAATGAAATAGATATAACTAAAAATGAATACGTTCCAAAATATGTAGATAAAATATATAGTGTTTATGTTTTAGTTAAAGACTCGATGCCTATTTACATCGGTTGCACACAATCAATAGAAAAAAGAATTGTTTCGCATCGAAGCAATAAAGATTTTGATGAAGTTATGATAGCTGGTGTTTACACAGACAGATCAACAGCATTTTTTCATGAGCGAAATCTAATTGACTTTGCTACAAAGTATAACAGTTCAATGCTAAATATTAAAAAGGATTATACTAAACTAAATTACACAATAAAGTTATAAGGCGAATATGTCTATGTCAGATAAAGGATTTATAAAATTACATAGATCATTAATAGATTGGGAGTGGTGGGACGACCATAATGCTGTCCGATTATTAGTCTATTTATTGGTATCTGTCAACTGGGAAACTAAGAAGTGGAAGGGCGTCCTTGTTGAAAAGGGGAGTATAATTACCTCATGGGAGAATCTTTCAATTAAGTTAGGATTGAGTAAACAGCAAGTACGCACTGCAATGGCTAAATTAGAATCAAGTAAAGAAGTAACACGCAAACCAACAAACAAATATCAGCTTATAAAGCTAAATAAGTGGGATAAATTGCAGTTTATAGAGAATGATAACACACAGAATAACAGGCAAGTAACAGGCAAGCAACATTCAAATAACACTCAAATAACACCAACTAAAGAAGTTAAAGAATATAAAGAAGAGGAAGAATATAAAGAAAAGAGTATGATACCCACACAATTAGAAGTTGAAAAATATTTTTTGGATAATGGGTATTCCACAGACGGAGCTAAGAGGGCATTTGATTATTATCAAACTTCAATAGAAGGCAAACCAAGATCAAAATACTGGAAAGACAGCAAAGGCAATCCTGTGAAAAACTGGAAGCAAAAAATGAGAGCTGTTTGGTTTAAGGATGAATTTAAAACAAAAACTAACGGAGTTGAATATCACCCAGGCACTAACATCCCTAAAAACAAAATAATACAATGATATTTTGGGAAGACATAGATTTTAAAGGGCGTAAGTCAGGAACTATAAAAACTACCTGTCCGGTATGTAGCGAAACAAGGAAAAAGAAAAAAGACCCTTGTTTGTCTGTTAACTTGGATAAAGGCCTTGCGAAATGCTGGCATTGTGACGAAATATCGATTAGAGATTACAAGGAACTAACAAAAAAATATGATCTCCCTCCTCAAGAGTGGAAAAACTATACAAACCTTTCCGACAAAACAGTCAAATGGTTTGCTTCGAGAGGAATAACTCAAAAGACATTAATTGAAAATAGAATAACGGAAGAAAAGCACTACCAGCCAGCTCAACAAAAGGAAATGAATAACATTGTTTTCAATTATTTTGAGGGAAATAAGCTGGTCAATAAAAAATATAGATCAGGTAATAAGGATTTCACACAATGTAAAAACGCAAAAAAGATATTTTACGGAATTAACGATGTTGTTAGTGAGGATGAATGTTACATAGTTGAGGGAGAAATGGATAAACTTGCTTTGTACGAGGCAGGGATAAAAAATTGCATAAGCGTTCCAAATGGTGCCAAAGATTCAAGCGATTATTTTGAGAACTGTGAGAGCTATCTAAAGGACATTACAAAATTCTACATTGCAGTAGACATGGATCAGCCCGGTAGAGAGCTAGAGAGCTCGCTTATTAAACGATTAGGTAAACATAGATGTGTTAGGGTGCATTTTAAAAATAAAGACGCTAACGACGATTTAATTGAGTCATTGTTAATTTTAGAAGAAAGCCTAAATAGAATTACTGAATATCCAATTGACGGCACTTACACAGCACTAGATATAGAAGATGAAATACTTGATTTGTATGATAACGGGTACGAGCAAGTAATAAGGCCAAAAAACAATTTTAAGAGATTTAATGAATCATTTGGGATTATCCCTGGGCAACTGATTACTATCACGGGAATCCCAGGACACGGTAAAAGTAATTTTATTGAATGGTATGTATTGAATTTGATAAATGATTTGGATAAAAAATGTAGTTTCTATTCTCCAGAACATTTTCCTATGCAACTACACCAAAGCGTTTTATCTGAAAAAGTAACAGGAAAGCCGTTTATGAACTCGCTTCCTAATCATGATCGTGTAAGCAAAGAAGAAATAAAGCTATACAACAAATGGAGCAACAACAAGATATATTTAACTATTCCAGAAAAAGCAATTTTGCCAGATTGGGATTGGTTGTTTAATAAGTTCGAAGAGCAGCTTTATAGATATGGAATTGATTTTTTTGTTATAGACGCATGGAATAAGGTTAAGCTTCAAAGAGGGGATCTGCACGAAATGAACGAGGTGCTTGCCCGTCTTACTTTATTTTGTCAAATGCATAATGTCAATATATTTTTGATTGCTCACCCTACAAAAATGAGGAAAGATGAAAAAGAAGGTATTTATCAGATACCAACGTTATACGATGTGAAAGGAACAGGAGATTTTTTTGATCAAAGTCATTGTGGCCTTACGGTTTACCGATATTTTGGAGAGGATGAGTACACAAAAGTAATACCCACAAAGATAAAATTCAGACACCAGGGAAAAGTTGGTGAAGAAATTTTATTTAAATTTAATAAGGCAAATGGAAGATATTACGAGTACAATGATTTGCCAAATAATCATTCTTGGATAAAGGAGGATGAACAAAAAGAACTTATTTATGATGGATATGATCCAGATACAGGATTTTAGAGGCATATGAACCAATAAACAAACTAACATGAAAATAAAAACTGGAAAACACGTCAAGATAATATGTGAACTGAATGAGGGAGATCAAGTAATGACTGATGGATGTGGGTATAAATTAGACGGTAAGATACATAAGGTAAAAGAAATAAAATTTAATATTGGGCATTGTAAATCAGGTGTTATGGTTAGGATTTCAGGATATGCAGGATGGTTAGACTCTGATTGGTTAGATAAAGTAAATCCTTCAGCATAGAGGTATATGAACCAATAAACAAACTAACATGAAAATAAAAATAAACGCTAAAGAAACAGTAGAAGAAATTAACCATTTAACAAAGTTCTGGTTAGACGGTAATAAGTTAAAATTAGTTAACTTGTATGACCGAAACGTTTTTCATCCGTTTATAGATGATAACTTTGAAAAGACAGTAGACAGAGCATATTTTATAGAACGCAAAGAACCCTAAGACCAAAGAAAGGTAAACTTATTGTACACTACATATAGTTAACCAATGAAACAAAGTGCAACATACTACAATCATAAACTTGTGGCTAATGGTTTGTATATGGCACGTAGCCACTCACAGACCTAACCAAAGAGAAAATAATTTAATAACCGCACATAGTTTAAAAAATGGCTGACAGGCTATGTGCTATATACTTTGTTAGCCACCGTTTTTATTATGAAAAGACAAGAAATACCAGAATGGGATGGGATAATAGAATATAGAAGCCCAGTTTTTGAGGAATATGAATTTGACTTAGAAATAGCGAAAGGAGGAGGAAAAACATTTGATATGGACCCGACTACAAGGGACGGAATCAGTTTTGCTGCTTTAAATTATGCTCGTGAAATTGTTGGAGACCCAGATAATAGCAAATGGCTTGAACGAAGAAAACTTACAGATGCTTTTAAAATGGGCGTTGAATATGCTAAACGTTACTTAAATGGTGGCTAATGGAAATAATAAACGCATGTGGGAGTGGCAGAGCAGGGAATGTACTGGAATAGCAAGGGATATGAAAAACGATTCCGTTTCAGAATCAGGCATGGTGCAATTCCATGCCTCTCACATTGCGTTTATTTATTGTTATAGTGTTAAGTATAACAGTCAGGCTGGATTAAAAGCTCCGAACCTTCCTGACTGACCAAAAGCGACAAAGGAGCAATAACAGTGGAGTGATGTTCCACACCCGCTTGCTGTTATACATTATTAGGTGATGGAGTAATTGAAATATAAAATGGAAATTAAATTAGGAAACAAAGTACGTGACAAGGTAACTGGTTACGAAGGTGTAGCAACTGCAAGAGTAGAATACCTAAATGGATGTGTGCAGTATTGTGTAAAGCCAAAAGTTGGTAGTGATGGTAAAATGCCTGAACCTGAATACATAGATGTTCAGCAACTCGAAGTAGTGAGCGATGGGACAACCGTTGAACCTTCAAAAACTGGTGGCCCACAACGAGACTGTCCGAGGTATTGAAAAACTTAAAACTATGAGAGAGATATTATTTAGAGGTAAAACAGAGTCAATTTGGGTTTACGGTGATCAAAGAATAGTTACTGGAGATGTATTTTATACCGTTAATCCAGACACAATAGGCCAGTACATAGGACTCAAAGACAGAAACGGAACTATGATATTTGAGGGGGATATTATAGACTTGCATCAGACAATTAATGGAGTAAGCAAATTTATAGTTGAATGGTGTAATAAAAGACTAGGATGGACTTTAAGATATGCCGAAAACATGGTAAATCCACGCACTTACGAATATGATGTTGCAGACGTATTTACAGTTGAAGAAATAGAAGTAATAGGCAACATACATGAAACTAAAAAGCCATGAGAAATAAACTAATAATTTGTATAGACGGAAAGAGAGTAGAATTATTTGAAAGTGATGGTAACCCATTGACTTTAAATAAAAATGCTTTTATAATGGCCATTAATGATAAACCAAATGCTTACTTATTTTATGGTGAAGAGGAAGAATTAAATAAAACTTTATCAATAGACACAAGAAAAAGAATTAAGAAACAAAAGCCTTTAGTTCCTGGATGGGAGTTAACAACCAACGAAAAAGGGGTAGAAATGGCGACACTGCCAGCACAACTACTTAGAGACACGTTAGATTATATTGAAGAGCTAGAACAGCAGCTATGACAACTAAACAGATAAAAGCGGACACCATTAAATTTAGAATGCAAACACGTTCTAAATACTTTAACATGGTAGAATATAAAGTAGTAAATCAAAAATAGATTTGCGAAGGTTTGCTAAAACAAGTATATTGTCAATAGTTATGTTAATCAGTTATTATAATATATCATCAAGCATAAGCCTACCGAAAAACATTACATTTACATATTCATACAAGTAATGCCAACACTAAAAACAATAAACAAAAGAAAACCGAAGTCAAATTGGTCGAAGCATGACAACTTCTACAATAGATCATCATGGAGATCATTAAGAAACAAGAAACTAAGGAAAGACCCATTGTGTGAAGTATGTAAGAAAGAAGGAAAGATTAAGACGGCCAGTATAGTAGATCACCACAAACCAAAGAGACTATGGCCTGAGCTGGCACTAACCCCAAGCAACCTAACAAGCATGTGTGAATCACACCATAATAAAAAATCAAGAATAGAACTCGACATACACTCTCAGTATGAATGGCATGCAGTATTCGACAATCATAAGCTATTTAATAAATTACTAAAACCATGAAAAAAATATTATCAATCATATTTCTAACATCCATAATTTTAGGTTTTTTGGCCATTTTAATACATGAATTATATATTGAACCACTATCTAAAATTAAATGGTTAGATGAATGGTATGAATATATTATTGCAATCGTTGTACTTTCAATTATTTACACTATTATCATTTTTGCAATAAAGGGTCTTGGTATATTGATTGATAAGGCTGTAGACAATATCTATTAAACTATATAAGAAATGAATCCAGCATTACAAATAATAGGACTAATAAGCATTGGCATTGTATTAGGATGGCTGAGCTTAGGAATAGCTGTCTATCACATTACTATTAAGTTTAAAGATAAATCATCAAACCATAATTAAACATGATACACGGAATACTAAAAATATTGTTTATTGCTGCATCTGTAGTTGTTGCAGGAAGGACAGCACATGATGCAATTAAAGGTACACTGAATGAGTACACCTATACAAAGTCAGAATATAGGCAGATACAAATGAATAAAAAATATCAAAAAGCATTAAGGATTAAAAAGTTTAAAGATAGGAGACTAGACAAAAGGACAAAACTATCTGATAATTAATAGAAAGATATACAGACAGCTACTATATGGCATCCATTGAATTTGTAACAAAAAAAGGGAGGGTAGGATCAATCCTTAAAAGAAAGCCCCGTTTAACCGTCATAACCCAAAAATTTTCTCATTATAATTTTACATTAGCCCGGGGGTTGTACCAAAATGAAACACTTTTAAACCAGACATAAAATGACAAAAAAAGAAAAAGAAGCCCAAAGATTAATTGTTGAGGAGATAGAAAAAGCAACAAACTTACTTGTTAGTACTTGTGAGAATTGGTGCAAAGAAACATCGGCAAAAGCAGTACCATTGTTGCTAGTACAATCATTTGCGGAAACAATGATTAGTTCATTCAAAAAAGGAGCATATGACAAGGAGGTAGAAAAATGAAACCACACAAAGACTTGCCGAAAGAGGCAAAGATGATTTTTGAACAAATAGTAAAGCACCTAAAAGGTAAATCAATGCCTATTGATTACTTAGAACTTAGCATGTTATCGATGGCATATCATCAATACTTCGAAGCCATAAGAAATGGAGCCAATGAAGGATTTTTGAATATGTATAAAAACGGAAGCGGAACCACTATACAGATAAATGGATATCAAACCCAACTACATCAAGCCTATTCAAATATCCTAAAGCATTCAAGTAAATTTGGAATGAATCCAGCTGATAGAGAAAAAATAAAAGCATTTGCAGAAACAAAATCAGAAATGCCAGACATAGAATGAAAACTGAAGCTGAAATATACGCTCAAAGAATACTCGATGGCAAAGAAATAGTAAGTAACTACATGGTAAAAGCAGCCAAAAGGTTTTTCACGTTTATTAAAAAATATGAGTATGATAGAGATGAAGCTGAAAGGGTTGTTAACTGGTTTGAAAAAAACTTGGTGCATTGGGAAGGAGAATGGCGGGGGAAGCCGTTTATATTGGAACCATGGCAAAAATTTATCCTTCAGCAAATCTTTGGCCTAAAAAGAGATGGTCGTAGGCTTATCACAAAAGTTTATACTCAGGTTGCGAGGAAAAACACTAAAACAACTTTAAGCGCAGGAATTTCATTATTTCATTTATTTGCAGATTCGGAGCAAAGCCCCCAAGTTTTAGTTGGAGCCAACAATGAAGACCAGGCAAAAATATGTACTACTTGTGCAGCTAATATGCTTGAGATGAGTCCTAATTTTGTACCCCACATTGATGCTGGTAATATACATATTTGGAGGTATAGAGATAAATGCACAGCCATAGGTTATAAAAAGAAGAACGGAAGAATAGAGGCTATCTCAAGAGATTTAAAAACAAAGGACGGCTTTAACCCATCTTTAGGAATAATAGATGAATACCATGAGGCTGACACGGCCGGACTTTTAAACGTTATTCGCTCCGGGCAAGGTGCAAGACTTAATCCATTATTGATAGTTATTACAACGGCCGGATTTAAAAAGGACGGGCCATGTTATTCTCAATTAAGAAAAGTAGGAGTTGAAATATTAAATAACAAAAAACAAGATGACAGTCAGCTAGTAATTTTGTTTGAGCCAGACGAAAATGATGACTGGGAGGATGAAAATACATGGAAAAAAGCAAACCCAAATTATGGAGTAAGTGTTTATAAGCACTATTTAAAAGACAGGTTTGTTGAGGCGAAAAACGAAGGGGCAACAAAAGAGGTAGATTTTATAACTAAGAATCTTAATAAATGGACTAATGCGGCTAGTGTATGGATACAAGATCATCTATGGATGTTAAATGATGCCAAACCTAGAAAAGATTTAGAATATTATGTTGGCCTTGACATAGGATATAAGCGCAATTGGTGTTCGGCTGTATTTACGGCAAAAGATGAAAATGATATATTTCATGTATTTCCTTATTATTGGATACCAGAAGAAACGATTGACCAAAAAGTCAAAGACGAAAATAGCAATGTTTTAGACTGGATAGAAAAAGGATTAGTGTTTAAAACCCCTGGTAATGTAATTGACCATGATGCCGTTGCCAAGTTTATTATAGATAAGAAAAACGAAATGACAATTAAACAAGGGATTGCAGATCCAGCTTATGCTATCTCAATCATCAACCAACTGAATGCAAATAACATAGAAACATTAGAACAAATACAGTCTGCGGCAAGGTTGACACCAGCAATAACTAAATTATATGAAATTGTTATGAGCAAAAAAATGAGACATGGAGGCAATCCTGTTTTATCATGGAATTTAAGTAATACAATGCTCAAACAATTTTCAAGCGGATTGATATTATTGACAAAAAATGATGAGAATAGCCCAATAGATGGCATTTCAGCTTTAGTCAATTCATTAGTCCCTCAAGTTATAGAAAAAGAAGAAACAACATTTATAGCCGAATGGTGGTAAAAAATAAAACAATTATGAAAAAGTTAATTATAATATTATTGTTATTTAGCTCTTGTGCAGTACAAAGAGTAGATTATAGGACCAGATACCAGGGTAATATGAAAAAGTATACTCATGTAAGATCAATTGACGGGTGTATAGTAAACAGAAATCCGGTATTGCCTAAAAAGTGGAAAAAATTACATGGATATATCTATGTCTATTAAATATACATACAAATACGTAAACCCTAACAGTCTCAAACTTGGTGGACAGTTTAAATATGTTTGGTATGACTGGAGACCATACAAATTAAGGACAAAGGAATCGCAAAGAGACTACGATAAACTAGAGAATCATCTAATGGAAACAAAATCAATGATTAATCCATTAATAGTATTCAGAGGATGTGTTTTAATAGGTATGCGTAGATGTGAAATAGCGGTTAAACATGGTTGGAAAGCTGTTCCTATATGGGAGATAACTACTGATATTTCAGAAGATAGACAACCGGATAGAGTTTTTGAGTTGAGAAATAAATATAAAGAGGTAAATTATTAATATGTAGGGAACCCATAACATGAAATATAAGTACTACAACAACCCAGAATACAAAGTATCTTACCTTCCAATCCCCAAAAATGGTATGAGTTCAATACAACGTGCATTAAAAAGTCGTGAAGTAGATCATTCAGATAAGCCAACTTATGCAACATTTTGCATTCTAAGAGATCCTGTTGATAGATTTTATTCTGCATATCATGAATTATGCAAAAGAGGGATATTTAAAGGTAAAATTATTGATCTATTACACAAAATTAAAAAAGATGGGCTTTTTGATCCTCATATATTTCCTCAGAGCTATTATTTCAGGCAATGCGATAAAAACTTTACATTTCCTACTGCATTTACTGAAATAGAAAACTGGATAGGCTTAAAAGTGCCACATTTGAATAAAAGAGACCGAGAAAATGACGTTTTAGACCCAAAAACAACGTCAATGATTAAAAAAATGTACGAAAAAGACCTTAAATTATACGAAAAATGGCTGATTTAGAAGGATGGCAAATGACATTCACAGAGTTTAACAGACGTTTTGAAGGACTTTTGAGTGCAGAAAAAACGTATGAAGACGCCTATTTTGTTGTAGAAAACCAGCATATAGACGCCACAGGTAAGCAAAGATACTCAGGATACCAAAGTTTTAAGAAGGCAAGGTATTACCATTTAAATAAAAGTGTTTCAAAATGAAACAAAGTCAAAATTTATCCCCTAAATAACTAAGTAATATGCCGTTATTTATACCATAATCGGTTATAATAATGGCAAATACAGACGTTTCTGACATACCAAAGGAGATTACCGTAAGCGGTACATCTGAGCATACAATCACATTTACATCTGATCAACTAAAAAGGTTACCCTTTTTTGAGGTACAAGTAAGGGTTACTTCTGGCACTGTAAATTTTAATTCTTTAGGATCAACAGCGGCCAGTGGTTATGCATTGTCAGACACTGATAATGATTTGATAATTACAGTATGGAATAATGTTTTAAGATATAAAGGGTCTTCTGGCTCAGAAACTTTTGTCGTATCAGTATGAGTGGAAAGCCAGCCATATTGCAAAGTTTCTTTAATCGGTTTATTTACAATCCAGAAGCCAGGGGATTGTCATTTTCACAAAATGGGTTACAAGCATTTTATGATTATATAGGCTACACAAAAACAGATGCAGATGAAGATGTTAGCGTTGAAAAAGCTACACGCATTGAAACGGTTTTTTCCTGTATTAATGCCTTAAGTCAAGACGTGGCCAGACTACCACTAAGAGTAAGACAAAAAACAGATAAAGGAAGAGTCGACATTACAAATAATATTTCTTATTTGTTAAAAAGACGGCCAAACCCTTACACATCACCTTTTAATTTTTGGTACACAGTTGTATTTCATGCGTTTGCGTGGGGGAATGGTTATGCTTTAATAGTAAGAAACAAAAGACAACCTTATGAGCTCGTTAATGTTCACCCATCACATGTACAATGTGTAAAGGTAGATGGAGAAATATATTATAGGGTTGAAGGCATAGAGCCACTTATCAAGCAAACAGAAATGTTGCATTTTAAAATGTATTCATTTGATGGCATTGTTGGTGTTTCTCCTTTGTTGTGGTGTGCAAATACAATGGGCTACCGAATTAAGCAAAATAAATACAAAGCCCGTGTAATTGGTGAGCGTCCTCCTGGATTTATATCGTTTGCTGAAAACCTAAACGCTGAACAAATAAAGCAAGCTCAGGAAATGTGGAGAAGCCAAACCCAAGGCAAAAACTTAGGTAAAACGGGTGTTTTGTCACATGGAGCTAAGTACAATCAATTGTCAATGGATCCCGAGTCTACACAAATGATTGAATCATTAGATTTAAACGATGAACAGATAACAGGAATTTATAGAGTTCCTCCTACGGTAATTCAAAAATATAAGGATAGTGCCTTCAAGGGGCCGGATCAACAAGACTCAGTGTATTTAAAATATACACTGAGTCCAATCCTTACAATGATAGAGCAGGAATGTGATTATAAACTATTTTCAGAAGCAAATAAAATGTCTGAAAGCCCATTGTACACAAAATACAATGTAAAAGAAATGCTTAGAGGTTCATTGAAGGAGCAGGGAGAATGGTATAAGCTGATGATTACATTAGGACTCATGTCATTTAACGAGGTTAGGGAAATGGAGGACGCACCACCATTTGAAGGAGGTGACATGAGAGTAATACAGGGTGCATATGTTCCGCTAGATCAATTAGAAGATTTTTATAAAGGCAAAAGTGCTCAGGACGGAAATTCTATGAGACAACTTGGTTTTGAAATACAAGAGCAGATTAAAGAAGCTTTGAGTAGAAAAGAAATTTTGAATAAGCATGAATAACATGGAAAGACGATATTCTTCACCACCTGAAATCAGGGCAGAAGGAGATGAAAATATAATTGAAGGGGTTGCGGCAGTAGTTGAAAAAACGACTGATTTAGGTTGGTTTGAAGAACGTATTGCAAAAGGCGCATTTGATGACGTTTTAAATGATGACACGGTAGCATTGTTTAATCATGATGCTAATTTGCCACTTGCAAGAACAACGGCTATCGGAGATGGAAAGCTTGAGCTTGGAATTAATTCTGCTGGTGATTTAACGTATAAATTCAAATCTCCAGATACTAGCATTGGCAGGGATTTATCAGTAAACGTAAAAAGCGGAGTGGTTAAACATTCTTCATTTGCATTTACAATAAAGGAGGAAAAGTGGGAGTTTGCGAGTAAAGAAAATGGCCTTGAAAAAGATATAAGAACTATACTAAAAGTTGACCGTCTATATGATGTTAGCCCGGTTACTTATCCTGCATATGCAGACACAAGCGTAGCGGCAAGGTCAAAAGAAGAGAATAAGCCAGAATCAGATGAAGTTGATAAAAGAGAAATGGCTCATACAATAAACAAAATCAGGAACAAAATTAAAATAGGATAAAATGGCAATTGACAGATTAAAACAAGTTAATGAAGAAATCGAGGAGCGACAAAGCAAACTTGATGAAATTGAGGCCACGTGTACAAAAGAAAACCGAGGCTGGAAAGATGATGAAAAAGCAGAAGTCAAAAAAATAAACGATGAAATTGATGATCTGCTTGAGGAGCGCAAACTTCTTGAAAAAGAAGCAGCGAGAAAAGAAAAAAGAGCGGCTGAACTTTTAGCTCAGCAAGAGGAAGAGGAAAAGAAAAAAGAAAAGAGAGAGCAACCAAAAGTTGAAGTTACTCAGAATGAGGGTGAAAGCAAGGAAAAGCGTAACGCCAAAGTATTTGCCATGATTAACGCTCACATAAACAACCAATTTGAAGCTAGAAACGAGGCTGCAAAATCATTGGTTGATTATGGATATTTCCCAAAAGAAATGGAGGAAAGAAACTTCTCTACTCTGACAACTGGAAAAGGCGGTATTTTAGTACCTGAAATTATAGCAAGTGAAATTCTTGACATTGAGCAGCAATATGGTTTTGTTCCTCAATACACTAACAACTTAGGCAATGTGCTACAAAGTGAAGTAAAAGTTCCTAACATTTTAGGAAGACCTTCATTTACAGCAGTTAACCAAGGTAGTGCAATTTCAGGATCAGGATTTAATCTCGGTGGTATTTCCTTAAAGCCTTTGAAATGGGGAGCTATCATTGACTGGACAAACGAAGTAGATGAATCAATAGGAGCTAGAATGGTTCCAATTATTCAAAGAAAAATTGCTGAAGCTTTAGCCTATGCAAAAGATGATGCATTTATTAACGGTGATGGAACAAGCTCATATAACAACATCAGCGGACTTACTTCAAGAGTAGGATCAGATGCTTATGTTAGACAAGCTACAGCAGCAACAGGTAACACTAGCTTTGATACATTGGATGCTGATGACTTTCAATTACCGATTTATGAACTAGCACCAGGTGTAAGATCAGGAGCTGTATTTTTAATGCACCCTAATATGGTCTTAAAGCTACAGAAAATCAAAGATGGTAGAGGGGCTTACATTTATGGAGACCCAAGCGCACAGGCACCAGTAGGAACTCTATTTGGTTATCCAATTAGAACAAGTGAAGCCTTCCCTTACTCAAGTGGAACATACGCACAAGTTTGCGCATTCTTGAACCCTATGAACTTGCTTTATGCATCTGGTAGAGAATTAAGAGCAGATATGTTGAGAGAGGGTAGTGTTACTAATGAGAACGGTGATACTGTAAACCTTGCAACAATGGACGCTCAAGCGATTAGATGGACTGCATTGTTTGATATTATGTTTGACAACAACACAAGATCGGATGCAGGAACCACAAAAGGCGCATTTGCAATGCTAAGAACAAATAACTCATAATTAAAAATTAAATAAAAAATGGGAGCAATAGATTTAAAATCAAATATTGACATTACTGTATCAATACCAAGAGCAGTGGTAACCTCATCTCCATCGGCAGGAACAGCCGCTGATGTGTCTGGTTATCACAGCGTATGCTTTGTTGTAGATTCAGCGTCATGGGTAGACGGAACGGCAACGTATGCATTCCAGGAGTCAGATGACAACTCTACGTTTACCGCAATTGCTGATGCAGATTTGGATGGCACAGAGCCAGTTATTAGCTCAGATGCAACCGGTGACTCTGTACAGTATAAAGTAGGTTATAAAGGTAACAAAAAGTATGTAAGAGCGGTGAATACTATTACAGGATCACCAAGCACTGGGATCAACTCAGGGGCTTACATATTGAAAGGGAACCCGAAAGACTTACCAGCATAATGGCACTATTTAAAATGAAATTCTTCGGTAGTCTTAACGGCAAGTCTGGAAAGCATTATGCTTTCGACAAAGGACAAGTCATTGAGGCTCCGGAGGGTGAATTTTCAGAACAAGATGCAGAACAAGTACAATCTGAGAAACGTAAAGTTCAGGTTGTTGAGAAAGAGGTAGAAACGGCATCCGTAAAGCCCAAAGGGCAGCGAAGAAGTAAGAAGAAAAAATGAAGATAAGCTATAAACGATCGGTAGCACCAACGTCTGAACCCGTAGATATTTACGAGGCTGCAAATCATTTAGAAATTGATCATACAGACAGGGACGATAAAATATTGAGAAATATTAAGACTGCTCGTGAAATAGCTGAACATTATACAAATCGTTCATTTTTTACTCAAACATGGATAGCGCAACTAGATAAGTTTCCAAAGGATTATGAGACAATAGAGCTTTTATATGGCCCTATTCAGTCCATAAGTTCTTTAAAATACTATGATGTTAATAACACACAGCAAACATGGAGCAGCAGTAATTATCGCTTAGATAATAACTCTAATCCAGGCCTTGTTGAGGCTGTCGATGGATGGCCTGATGTTTATGACAGAATAGATGCTGTTGAAATTACTTACATTGCTGGCGAGACAAGCATAAGTAACATAGAAAGCAGCATTAAAGATGCAATACTTATGATCGTTGGTGACTTGTATGAAGTGAGGCAAAACATGATCATTGGTAGTCAGGTAAATTTAGTTTCTCGAGGTGCTGAGTATTTACTAGATAAACACAAGATTTATCATGTTGCAAAATAGAATAAAGATAGGGGAGTTTGACATTAGACTTGTCATTGAAAAAAACACTCCTACAATTAATTCTAATACTAATGAGCGTGAGGATAGTTGGTCTGAGCTTACAACAGTAAGTGCCAAGCGAATGCTGAAAGGCGGAAGGGAAGGATTTGAGGCTGATCAACAAGTAGCTACAAACGTGGAAACTTTTTTAATTAGGTATTCTTCGAACGTAGCGGATATAGATTCTACTTATCGTGTTTACGAATCAGGTACAACAGATTATTATTATATAAACCTGGTGGAAAAGCAAAGAAGGGAAAGATGGATAATGTTACAAGCAGTAAAAAGAGACAATGGCTAAATCATTTGAAATTGTAGGAGATGTAGAGCTTAAAAACTTGATTGATAAACTTCCATCTATTGCTTCTCAGCGTAGAGTATGGAGGTCATTAGCTAGAAAGGCGTCACGACCTATTATTGAGTCTGTTCGTAGCAAAGTTCCTGTTGATGAAGGGGATTTAAAGCGATCTGTTAAGTATGTAAACTATCCAAGCAGGTATCATAATGGACTTGGTGGATTCGTGAAGTTTAGTAGCAGATCGAAAAGTAAAACATTTTCAAACCCTGCTAAAGGGTCAGTGCTTACTAATAACAGAACGGTTAAACCACTACATAAAACATATAGAAACTTTTTTGATGAAGCTGCTGACGACTCCGGCAGAGAAGCCCTGGCGGAAATGGAAAGAAGCGGAATAAAGTTTTTAGAAAGGGAAATTAATAAACTGGTACGGTGATAGGGATTATAGGGATATTAACAGCAGACTCAAATGTATCTACAAGAGTAGGCACAAGGATATACCCTATTGAAAGAGCACAACAAGACGCATTGCCAGCGGTAACAGTTGATGTTGACAGCGTAGACCCTTCCGACACAAAAGACGGGGTTAGTGAGTTAGATCAGTCTTATATAACCGTTACAAGTTTTGCACAAACGTATGATGCGGCCAGGCTCCTTTCAGAAGATGTTAGAACGGCTTTAGACCGAGTATCAGGAACGTATAATACTGAAGTAATTCAAAAAATACAGTTTTTGGATCAGTTTACCGACAAGGAAGAAAATGCTGATAAAATAATTTATTGGGTAGAGCAAAAATATAAAGTAAGAGTAAAGCGATGATAATTGAAATAATCAAAAAAGGAGCTAAAAACATTGTAGGAACTAAAGAATATCCTATTGGTAAGAAAGTATATGTTACTGATTACAAATATGGTGAAGGGCTTATAAAAAAGGGTCTTGCTAAACGTATAGATGAAAACACTGACGAATTTAGAGCGCAGATGTTTAACGAAAGCAAGGCTAACATTGAGAAGGCAAAAGAAATGAGTAAAAATAAATCAAAATAAACTATGGCAACGACAGGACCAGTAGAAGGAACATTATACAAAATAACAGTAGGCGGCACGTCAATAGACAGCCAGACCTCAGCATCTTTTGAGTTTACGACAGAGACAAGGGATGTAACCACCAAAGACAGTTCTGGGTGGATGGAAAAATCGGCAACATTGAAAAGTGTTAGTTTTTCAGTAGATATATTGGTAGCATTGGATGACACATATGCACTTGAAGAATTATATGACGCATGGGTAGCAGGCACGGCGGTAACCGTTGTATTTACTACATCCGTAACTGGTGATGTACAGTGGTCATGTGATTGTATATTGACAAGCGGTTCAGTGGATGCGCCACAATACGACAACGTAACAGGATCATTTTCATTTGAAAGCACAGGAGCAGTAACTAAATCAGACGTATCATCATAATATGAAAACAGTAAAAATACAAGGTAAGAATTATCCCTATAAATTCACCATCTCAGCTTGTAAGGAGTTTAAAGAAAAGTTTGAAAAGGACGTTTTAGATACTAATCCAAAAGATGTTGAAGAAACCCAATGGATTGTTTACTTAGGCCTCAAGTATGGGGCAAAGGTGGATGGAAAAGAATTTACAATTACACCAGAATTTTTTGAAGACTTTGATTATGATGAATTAATTGAAGTCATGAACTCGACAGTTGATAAAAAAAAGCCGTAGGCACTCCTCAGTCTGGTGAGATTAATTGGGATGAAGTTGAGGAGTTGGCCTATGGTCGATTAGGGTGGAAGCCTAATGACCTTGATGTGTTTACTTTTGATGAAATGGTAAATGCTTTAAAGGGACTTGATAAGGTATGGCAGGAGAAGTGGGCAATAGCCAGGCAGTTAGGAGTCTGGATACTAGAGCCACATGTAAAAAAAGGCAAAAAACTTAAGCCAACAGATTTATTAAAGCTTGACATAGACGGAAAAGAAACACAAAAACCTTTAAAACCAGCAAAAGTAACAAGGAATGGCAAACACTGATTTAATTGTACGTTTATTAGGAGATACTTCAAGGCTTCGCAGTGATCTAGCAAAAGCAAATGGTAGTCTTAATAAGTTCAAGAAAACAGCAATGGCAGTGGGTGGAGCCGTTGGTATTGCTTTTGGAGGTAGAGAAATAATAAGGGCAATAGGCGTAGGTATAAAGAAAGTTGCCGACTTTGAGTATCAAATGGACACTGTTGCCGCTGTATCAAGAGCTAGTGGAAAAGCAATACAAAATCTATCAGACAATGCTCTTGATTTAGGTAGAAAGTCAAAGTTTACCGCTACTCAAATAGGGTCAATGCAGGAAACTTTGGCTAGACTTGGATACAGTGCTAGGCAAATTGTAAACACCACAGACGCTGTTAAAGACTTAGCTATTGCTACAGGTGAAGATTTAGCAGACTCGGCCATGATCGCAGCCTCAACTATGAAGTCTTTTGATTTAGAGGTTTATGAATCTTCAAGGGTTGCAAATGTTATGGCCGAGTCATTTGCCACAACTTCATTGAATCTTGAAAAATACGGGAACGCAATGGCAAACGCTGGTGTGTTATCTAAGATTTCAAATGTTAGTTTAGAAAAAACAACAGCAATACTAGGTACACTAGTAGATAGAAATATAGAGGCAGGGAAAGCTGGTACAGACCTAAGGAGAATTTTAATAAACCTTGCGGATAAAGGGATAGATTTCAATGATGCTTTATTACAAATAAGGACTTCCACCAACAAGGTAAAAACAGCGACTGATTTATTTGGAGCAAGGGCAGCGGCAGCCGGGGTTATTATAGCCGAAAATGAGGGCAAAATTAATGACCTTACAAAAAGCTATGAAGACAACAACAAGGAGCTTCAAAAAATGGTCGATACAATGGAGGACAACCTTCAGACAGACCTTGTTAAGTTGCAAAGTGCTTTTGAAGGCATTATCCTTAAAGGTGGTGTATTAAGCGGAACACTTAGAGAACTTGTGCAAGGGTTAACTGCTTTGGCTAATCAAGCAAACGACAATACATCGGCATTTGGTTCATTAATAGAAAAGTGGAAAAAGTTCACTCCTGCCGGATGGATTATGTCTAAATGGATGTATATTCTAGGAGAGAATACAAAAGAATATACTGACAAATTAAATGCTTTAAACAAAGTACAGAAAGAAACAAACTTAGTAATAACAGAAGCCGTAAAAGATGCTTTTAGCTCTGGCAATGTAGATGAGTACATAAAAAATCTAAAGGAAGGAAAAACGCTTGCTGAACAAATTAATATGTCTGCTACTGAAATGCAAGACTATTTAATTAAGCAAGCTAACCAAGAAGAAATAATAACTCGCATAAGAGAACGTCAAAAGAAAATATCAGATGCTCTTTTGCAAGATGAAAAAGACAGGCTTAAAGTAATAAACCAATTAGTATCCGCAAAGAATGCTGAGCGAAAAGCTTCAGAAGGAATGCACACGCTTAGTACAAAAGGGTATCAAGGAGAGCTATCGATCAGTGGAGAAACTCCGCAACTAGATGGATTAAAAGAAGTACAAGACAGGTATTTAGCTCAACAAGAAGAATTTAATAAAAGGTCAGAACAGCTTGCTATTACTGGTAGAGAAAATGCAGAAGCGATAGCTAATGGCATTAGTGGGTTAATAACATCTTTTGCTCAGGCTATTGCATCAGGAGAAAAACCGTTAAAAGCAGCAGGAAGATTAATATTAGGAACTATAGGAGGATTACTCACAAAGCTAGGAACTACAATGATTGCGTCAGGTATTGGATTAAGTGCCGCAACAGCAGCATTATCGAACCCTTTTACAGCAGGCCCTGCAGCAATAGCTGCAGGTATTATAGTTGCAGGGATAGGAGCAGCAATGTCTTCATTTGCAGGGGGCATGACATCAGTAAGCGCATCAGGTGGTGGTTCTTCTGGGTTTGCTTCATCATCTAATAATAGGAGTAGTGGGTATCGTTTCATGGATAAAAATGAAAAAATAGAAGTTGGGGGTAGTTTTGAACTTAAAGGTAATGTTCTGGTAGCAGCAATAGAAAAAGCAAATAGACAAAAAAGAATTACAGGATAAATGGCTCTTAATGTATTATATTATATCAATCTCTTAAGTTCTATTTCACCCTGGTCATCAGGTGATAGTGTAATTGTTTATTGGGATGATGTAAATAATTCATTTGTAGTTAAAAGAAACGGTTCTACAGAAACTACAGGGCCAGATCTAGGAACATTAGAAACATATGTTGCATATAAAAAACCATATCAATTTTGTGAAGGGACTACGTTAAATACATTTCAATTAATAGGTAATGGTAATAACCCTTATTTCCCATATGTAGAAAAGGTAGAAACAACCAATAGTAAATATTGTTCAACAAACAGCGTATCTAATCTAGTATTTACTTCTATAGTAGTATCTGATGCTTTTGGTAGCACTGATGGATCAGTTTCAATTACAGCAGATAATGGAGGAGCAAGTACAATAGAATATGCAATTAATGAATTTACTGTACCTTATGGAAGTGGTAACACAACAGGAATATTTTCAGGTTTATCTGCTGGTGTTTATTTTGCAAAAGCTAGAGATTCTTCAGGGCAAATAATTAGTCAAAAATTTCAAATTGATGAAATAGGATATTCTAGTGTTGTAAAAATAAATTCAATTAGTGGTACGGCACCAACTACTACAGGAGGTAGTGATGGTACGATTACAGTAAGTGCATCTGGTGATGGAACCCCATTTACTTATGTTTTAAAAAAGTCAGGGTCAATAGTTTCAACAAATGCAACCGGATCATTTTCAAGCCTAAGTGCAGGGGTTTATAATATTTCTGTAACAGACACATTCAATTGGACGGCATATGGCTCTTATGAATTAATTGATCCTTTAATTTGCGATCTTGAAATTACTGACACAACATTTACACACGTAACAAGTCAAGGTGGCAATGATGGTTCTATAACAATAACGGCAACAAGTTCAAACGGGCCAATAGAATATTCTTTAGGTGCATTCACAGGATCTTACGGCACAGGTAGCGGAACAAATACATTTACTGGTTTATCTGCCGGTAAATATACAGTTTATGTAAGGGATTCAGCTTGTCTCACTGCTGTTACTGGATCAATATTAGACGGGGCATCGTTGACAGAATACAATTATAATACATTATATAGGCTTGAATATGATGATTTATCTGGTTATATAACAAGATTTGATATAAATAAAAAAGGGTACACTGGAAGTATAGAAGAAGTAAACGGAGGCGCAGAACCATTAATATATTCAAAGCCAGAGGCAGACTCAAACAACATCTTTGAGCCTATACATTCTAGTTATGTATCTGTAACCTTAGAATCAGATACTAATTTTAAATTTAGAGACCTTTACACAAGTGACGAAAAGCAATATTTAGGGAAATGGTATAAAGACACGGGTAATGGGTTTGAGTTATACTGGATTGGGTTTTTGCAACCAGAAGTATTCACAGAACCTTATTTACCACCTCCTTATGACGTAACATTAAAATTTACGGACGGAATAGCTTTATTAAAAAGAAAGCCTTATATCCCAGAAAATGCAAGTTTTGGGGAAGATTTAAGTGGGTATGAAAGATATGGGGGTAGTGTTAGTATAATTAAAATATTAAGTAATATTCTTAGTAAAACAGGACTAACTTTGCCGTATAGTGTAGCAATTAATATGTATGAGGATTCTTTTAATTCAGCCGATACAGATGACCCATTAAAACAAACTTATATAGACCAAAAAGCTTTTTATCCTGATGATGAACCAATGGACTGCTTAACGGCTTTATCAGAGATTTTAAAACCATTTGGGGCACGGATATTTCAATGGAAGGGCGAATGGAAAATAAGGCGAGTAAAAGAAGAAATTGCAACGTATGATTTTAGAAGATTCAGCTATACTGGACAAACTTCTTTAAATGGCAGTTTTAATCCAATTATAAATTATGATAGTTTTACAGAGAGCGGTCAGCGTGTCCATGCTATAAATAATAGTCTTAATTACGAAGTACAACCATCATATAAAAAAATAAAAATAAACCAAATACTTGGTAAAAAAGAAAGTATTTTATTAAACAATAACTTTAACAAGTTTGTATTTGATTTTGGCCAAGTAGGAGGAGATACATATTATGACTATGATGAATGGTTAGCCAAAGGGGGAGGACTAGGATATGTACGTTATTCTGTGAATGAATGGCAATTAAAATTAAATGGAGGAACTTGTAATGATAACATCAAACAAACAGATATTGACGACTACTCATTAATGATAGAGTATTCTGGGAACGGGGCAATTACAAATGATACAAAAATAGATGCTGTTGAAAGAGAAATAACATGGAGAACTGGAGATAAAATAAAAATAGACTTTGAGGTTGCTGTAGATAAGCTAAAATCATTTCCATTTTTAATTATAAGATGCAACTTAAATATTAATGATGAGTATTGGTTAGGGGAAGATGGTTTATGGAGAACAAATGACTTTGATCTTAGATTTTATCCATCCCCAAAAAATGAATTTATTAATTTAAGTGTGGAAGCAGAGTTGCCGGAGGTATCAAATGTTGTCACAAAGACTTTAAAGTTTTCAATATATCCGTACCAAGCATCGGTGCCAGATTTTGGATCATGGTATAATGGAGTATTAGATCAAGATGGAGAAACAGCTTTTAGAGCTTTTCAAACAACTGATAAACCAACCGGATATAAAGTGTCTGTATTTTCAAATACAATTAGTGATACGGATAAAACAGGATACTTTGATTCGCCAAGTTTAGATGATATAAGAAATAACTTTTTGTTTTATGAACTTAGATCAAAGTTTGATTTAGAATCCGAGCCAGACGTTATTGTACAAGATGATTTTGATACATCAGGAAACATAAGAGAGTGGTTATTGGTCGGACAAACATACGTTGACCCAAATGACCCTGATATATCAGCGGTTGGAAGTGAAGTATCGGCAGTACCAAACACTAGATTTTATATAAACAATGTGAATATAACACATTTACCAAATGGTATCGAAAGTCCAGAAGAAGCTAATTACAGTGTAAAAATAAACGAAAAAGCTAGTGAGACTCTTCAATATGAGTTATATTTTGGTGATTTAGGGGATAATAGGTTGAGTAAAGACCAATATACTAATTTTTTTACAGAAAGTGACGGAACTTTAACATCCTCCTGGACTAGAGATGGTGTGAGTGAAAGCAATTATCTACAAAATTTGTCATTAGCTCAAATGGGATTCCAGTATAACACACCATCTTCAAAAGTAACTGGTTCAATAACAGGTCATAATCCATCAGGAACATCTTTATTTATAAGCCCTGAGTATGTTATAAAAGAAACTCAAGACAATAATAAAGGATATTGGTTAAGTGAGTTAACAATTATGGATAAAAGTTCATATTGTGATGTAAAAATGGTAGAATTAAAAGGAACTACAGGAAGCTCTGGTGATAGTGATGAAGATGACGGAGGAAGCGGTAACGCAGGATTTAGTTTAGGTTTTAGTTTAGGATATAATTCATAGATAAAATGTCAAATAGAACATCAAGCAATTTCAACAGTACATATAACACTGTATTTGCAGATAATACAACTAGAGATATTAGTGAGGGAGATTTAAGAAGTTTCAAAACTGACATGTCTGAAAGTTTATTGTTTAAAAAATTCAGCACTAATGATTTAGGGACAGACCCTTCATCATGGGATTTACAATCATTTGATACAGTTGATGCAATATGTGAACTAACAACAAATGGATCATTTACAATTACAAATACACGAAATAACGGTAAATATAGGTTGTTAATTACAAAATCAACGGCATCAACCATAACCTTGACTTTTAATCAATCTGGTATTGGTGAAATTTATCCAGAAAATGGTATTAATGTTAGTCTTTCTGGGAGTTCAGGGGACAAATATTTAATACAACTTAATAGAGTTGGTAATTATATAGCTATTTCAGATATGACTCAATATGGGTCATCTTCGTCATCAGTATTAAAAACATCAACAACAATAAGCTCAGCAGAAATAAAAAATATAAATACAAGCCCTAAAGAAATAATAGCAGCCCCAGGATCAGGAAAATTTATAATGCCTTTAAAAATATACGGTAAGTATATTTATGATACTGCTGCATATGCAACTTCTACAAATGTAGAGGTACTTTTAGGATCTGTACAAATACATAATGCCACTGGTATATTAAATCAGTCTGTTGATACCTGGTTTTTTTATCCAGGCGGATCGACAATAACAACTGGAACTATAGAAAACACTGCTTTAAATATTAGCTCTAACAGTGACCCAACTTCTGGATCAGGAACATTAGAAATATATGTTACATATATTATATTAGACACTTTATGAGCAAGAAAAAATACATAAAAACAGGCATTATAGGTTCTGAAGTTCAACTATCAGCACCACTAACTACTCCTGCACCATTAAGAGCATTCGCAAGAACTGACACGGAAGTCATAATACAATTTAGTAGAATTGGAGAAGCTGTTAGTTATCCTATAGAGCGTGACACAGACCCTGCATTTAGTAGCCCTACACTTGTCGACACAATTTTGCAGGCCGATGATGAAGGATTTTTAATTGATACAGGGTTAACACCTAATACTGAATATCATTATAGAACTAAGGCGGTAGGCGCAAGCTCAGAAAGTGCGTATATCACTGCTAGTTGTACGACATTAATAACTCCTTTTATGTGGTTAGAGCCATCTGGTATTCAGTATGGTGATAGTAATGATTTTGGAATAACTTCTGCTGACTCTTACACAGTAACACAGATCAATGACTGGTTTGGGTCTAGCGGACTTAATCTAACTCCTAATGCTGCAAGCACAGGATTAAATACAAATAGTTTAATAGGAAATCCAGTATCAAAATGGATAGCAAATCAACAGTATAATTTTAGTAGTCTTCTCACATTATCAGGAGATTTTCATATTTTAATTTCTGCGCAAAGAAATGATAACATTTCAACTACAGGAAGAATTGTTGATGATGCAGGTGGTGGAAATGGGGAGCTTAGAATACTATCATTTAACAGACCTATTTCTTCAGTTACAGATAATGGAGGTTTGGCTCAATTTAATACAAGTGTAGCGCACGGATACGCCAATGGAGATACGGTTGAAATTAAATCTACCACTTCTTATAATGGAGTTTATAAGGGATTGGTTTCGGTAGTAGATTCAAATTCTTTCACTGTTGGCGTATCATTTGTTGCTGATGAAACAGGAACAGCAACAAGAGGATTCGACCGGGTTCAAATGCTTTATATAGCTTCTAGCCCTAATACTACTATAAATTTATCTCAAGAAAATCATTTATCAACCACAGATTTTTATGAACTAGAAATAAAAAGAGTCTCTGGTCAAATGTATGCGAGATTAAGAGGTAATTCTTGGGATACTGATGCAGTAGGAGTTAATACAAATGATGTGTCATTTGGAAATTGGTTTGGGGCTGTATTTAATGAGCTAGAAAGATTTGTTATTTATAATCAAGAGCTTACAACAGATCAAGCCAACGCAGTATTTGATCATTTAAAAACAGAAGCTTACACACTACCATCACAACCAAATGCATTTAAAGGTTTAGATACAGATATAGCAATTACTAGTAACCTAATACCTATAACAAATTTTGACAATAAAGGTACATCAAGCTATGTAAGAGACAGGGCATGGCAAAAAGGAAATAAAATCCTGGTAAACCTTAATCTCGATGATAGTCAGAATTGGGAAGATTTCTTAATGCTGATTGATATTGACACAATGCAACATAGTGCACTTAAAAGTCTAGGAGTTCCTGTGCCTATTTCAGCACCAAAAGAGGATTATGATTATCATGATAGTGGTTCTACATTTTTAAGAGGGGATAAAGTTGTAGCTATAGAAGCTGCCAGTCATTACGGAGCTGGATTGTCCGCATCCCATGAGATAAAAATTCAAGAATCAGGCGTTAATATGGATTTGTCAGTATTTACACCTAAGAAATTAGCAAAAGGTATCGCTAGAATAGTAGGTGAAAATTCACAGTATTTCCAAAGCCTAACAGTAGGTAACACTACAATAGTAGTCTGTCAAAACTTCAAATTTGACACTGTACTATATAAGTTTGTTGACAACATGGAGTTTCCTGTTGAAACTATAGTCATTTTCAAAGGTAATGACAATAATAACTGGATGTATAAGCATTTGGTTTACAGTGAAGATGGGCAAGTAAGGTTATTCTTGAATCATTATGATAATGACCCTAATCCCGGTCAGCCAGATTATGTTGCTTACGTTCAAAGCCCAATTACTGATTTGCATACATGGACAGATAGAACAGGAAGTAATTCAAAAGAAATTTATGATAGCCAATCTCCATTTACTACAGATGAGTTAAGAGCAGGCTATATGATATTTGATGTTACCCCATATACTGGCTCCATAAGAGTTGAAGATGCATGGTTTGATGGCACAACTGTTCATGGAGTAGCAAAAGGGGAAGATTTTGATGCAACAACTCCTGGTGAAAATACCTTTAATACTTACTTCACTATTGATGACGTCACAGGTGCATTTGCAAAAGAAGAAATAGATACAGGAGGTACAAATGTAGAAACTGAAATATTAACTGCAAGTAGTATAAATTTATGGTTAGATGTAAATGGTCATCCACATGTTTCATGTTTTGAAACAAATGGTGGTTATTGGATATGGGCTGAATATGAGCGTACAGCAGCTAATACATGGACAAGAATAGGAGCATTAAGTAACGACCCTACAAGAAAATTTAAAAGGCCAATAAGAACTAGAAATGCCAATGTTATAAGCTCTTCAAAAACAGCATTATTCTGCATAAAAGAAGATTTATCTGATACAGATGCTAATGGAGGATTAGGGAATTTTAATGGTAATGGTGATTTGTATGTGGCAGTAGTTGATCTTGGTCAAGCTATAGCACCTACTAGTATTTCCTTATCATCAACATCTATTGATGAAAATAATTCTATTAATGATGTTGTTGGTATACTATCAGCTAATGGGTCACCTTCATCAACGTTTACATTAGTTTCTGGAACTGGAGATACTGATAATGGTAGTTTTAATATTAGTGGTTCTAATCTAAGAGCAGGAGAAGTATTTGACTATGAGACAAAGACTAGTTATTCTATTCGTGTTAGAGCTACTAACTCAGAAGGAAACACAGAAGATACATTTACAATTACAATCAATGATGTAACAGAATCTAATATTTCAAATGTTTCTGTTTCTGAAAATTCAGGCGTGTTTACGTTGTCATATGATTATACAAACGAGCCTAACAAACCACCTGTAATTAACAATGTTGAATTAAGTTCTTATGCGCCTACAGAAGGCGACACACTAACTTTAACGATTGATGCTGAGACAAGAAGCATAGGAAGTCTTTCAACAGGTGATTATACATATCAATGGTATAGATCAGACAATAAGGATGGACTTAATAGAGCCGCCATTTCAGGAGCCACTTCCTCAAGCTATACTTTAGTAAGTGCTGATGTAAACAAGTTGATTGACTGTGAAGTTACTGTGGCTGTTGACGAAGGTCAAAATTTATATTCTGATCCTTACATTACAAGATCAACAGAGGCGGTAGCAGTTGGGTCATTGACACTACAAAGAACAGTAAAAGTAAACTTTGGTAATAATGCAATTGGTGCAGTAACAGGATATAACGCTGCGAACGCTTCAACAAAATCAGGAGGAGCAGTATTGTCAAACTTGAATGAAGATGATGGCACGGCAACAACATGGGACTTGGAGAGCGTTGCAACATGGGGAGCGTTTGCTTCAGGAGATACTTCAAATGCAAGTACTGGTGATTTACAAGCAGGTATTATAGGACTATACCATAATTCAGGGGGGAACAATGCCAAAACAGTAGGAAAGAAAATATCTTCTTTAGACCCTAGCAAGTTTTACACTATAAAAATAGTATCAGTTGCTGATAGTTCAGAAACTACTAATTATGACACGTATTGGCAGTGTACATATAAGGATGGTGATACAAGTGAGGTAACTATTGATCCTGTTGCTCAAGCAGCTAGCCCATCAGTTGTAACGATAGCAACTGAAATAGCACCAACAGCAGGAGGTGAAATTACATTGTATGGAAGGGAACCTGGCAGTGATTCAATATATTTAAGTTCAATGATAATCGAGGAGTACGCATAATGGCAAATAGACTAGCGACATCGAGTGACGTAAGCACATATTCAGCGTGGATAAGTAGCGAAGGGCTTCCTGCGATGGAGGTTGACGATATAATTATTGATTCATACACAAATGTTTCAAATAAGGCTGTATATTATAATTCTTCTACTACATGGAGTGGAGCAAGAGACGGAGCAACAATTTGGCTATTAGCCGATACATTTGATAATGATATTAGCTATATGTCTTTTGCTGGTAATGGGTCAGCACCATTTACAACCACAAGCGCAAACCCATGCCATATTCGACCACTAAACGGAAGAATCAGATTCAAGCGCCTAAACACAGAGACTCAAAATGTTTGTATTGAAATACAAGACATAGAATATTGTGTCATTGATGGAGAGCTAAGAAGCTCATATCCGGGTATAAGGCATGGCATAGATAATATCTACTTGTGGCAGCAATTTGGTTTCTGGTTGATGGACACAGAATATGCAGAAAGCACGAGGATGTGTTCAATAACAGGTTCAAACCTAAAAGGTGCTGGATTTAGAGGTGTTTGCTTGTTTGGCGGATTTTCTGGCTTTAGGGCTGCAAGATCAAACGACAATCAAGAACTTGACTGGTTTTTTAGAGAAAGATGCGTGGCAGTGTTTGGTGTTACTGGTGAGGGGTCTTATATAGGACAAACAACAGATAACGCGGCCAATCCAATATTTAAAAAAGTAACACTAACAGATAACATAGACGCTTATCGAGGGCGTGAGGGCTGGCAAGTTCAAAATATAGCCGCTACAGCAGGAGAATCCAACATAAGTAATTTTGTTTGCTTTTCTTGTGCCACAGATTGGAAGGATGCGAACCAAGCCAATCAAGACGGTGGGATCCAATGGGAAATTCAAGACGCTAACAATGGAAACTTCGTACAAAATGGAGTTATTCATGGTTGGGGCGGCAACGGAGTACAGATATTCAGCTCTGATAAAACAGCAAGAGGATATACAGCAGGTTCAGGAGTAGCTAAATGCAAAAATTTAGTTATGGATGGAGGAAGAAAATTAGCATTAAGAACGCACGGATCTATGGACGATGGCCCTGCTTTAGAATATCGTGACATAGACATATTAGGCATAAATGATACGTATGATGAAATATCTGTTTATGATAATGTAGATTATTTTGTTGAGTCAGCCTCAGAGTCAGGAAATAAACAGCATTTTATTAACATTAATCATCCAAGTGGTAAGTCAGAATTTTTTGCTTCTACAGGAACAGGAACATCATTTGCAAAAACATATTCAAGGGCGATAAATGAAACCGATAGCATCCCAGCTATTAGTTACATAAACATGGGCTTTTCAGATGTTGATGTTGAAAAGATAGAACTTTGGAAAGCAACAGCCCAGCGGGATACAGGAACCCCAGCAACTTCTTATACAGCAGGTGATTATGTTATTAATGCAGTTGTCGACACGGAATATAAATTTTATAAGTGTATTTCTACTCACACATCAAGTGGAACAAGTACACGGCCAGACAACGATGCTACTAAATGGACTCAGGTAACTTGGGATGAATCAGGTGTAAGAAGTGACGCAGCTGGATGGTCTTCAGGCGACACGCAAAGCGATTTGCCGCCAATTGATTTTAGATTGACAGAAGACTCTTATCACAACAAAAAAAGAAGAGGACTAAGTTTAAACCCCCCAAGAACAGATCAGACACAACATCAGTGGCAATATGCGATTAATAATACCCCTTCATATGGTGAATATTGGAACGTAGGAGGTGCTACTGAATTGGTAATAGATACATCTAAATATAACTACTTAATCAATGGGTTATACTTAAGATGTAAGATAACAGAAACAAACGGAACAATAACTTATACAGATTGGACAGTAATTAGTTAATTATGGCAAATACAAACGATTATTACCCTGGCGAAACACTACCTTTTGACGGGGCGTTGACTGACAGAAATGATGAAAATATATTGTTTACTGATGTTATAGCAATGACTATTGTCGCAGTTGATAGACCTGGAACAACGAAAACCTATACTAAAACTGATGGAGATATTACTGTTGGTGACGCTACAAATAAATGGCAATTGGTTATATCTGATACTGATTCTGCTGATTTTAAACCTGGCCCATTACGTCTTTGTATAGAGTTTACATTTAATGACGCAGATGTAGGAATTTATAAAGAATATGATGAATATGTACCATATAGCTTAAAAATACGTCATGACGGAAATTAATATACAACAGAAGCCAATTTATGCTGTAAATATCAAACAAAAACCTATTCACAGTATTCCTATTAAAAGCAAAGGAATTTTTGCTAGGAATATACTACAAGACTCTGAATTTGATGATCCTACAAAATGGTCAATTACAGGTATTGGAACCATAACAGGAGGCAAGTTTATTAAATCCGGTGCTCCTTTAGCTGTAACTCTTTCACAAAGTTCATTATCTTTTACATCAGGGAAAACTTATACATTCATTATTTATGTTGTTTCTATTATCGGTCAGATTTCTACACAAAATATTGCGTTTTCCCTCGGTGGTGGTACAGTTGTTAATCAAATTTTAACTGCTGGTATTAATAAAATTGATGTTTTGGCTGGATCATCAAACACAATAGCACTAGTGTCATTTCCAGCGGCAGTTGGACAAGTAGTATTTGAAAGCATGTATTTAAACAAAAAATAGAATGAATGACTCTCTTATTTGGTTTGTTTATATGGGCTTTTTTATTACTTGCAGGGGTTTTATATTCACATTTAAAAGAGTTGATTGACTATAAAAAAGAGGTAAAAATATTTGAATATTTAAAATTACAGTTTGAAATTATTAAATTGAAAATAGAATGGGAAAGAGTAAAGAGAAAGAAAAACCGAAAAAACCACGAGTAGATGTACAAACAGACGATGGAGAAGGAACAAAGCCACTTGATCCGCCAAAAGGCGACCCACCAGGATAATTACTGGTTGATTTATCTAGGTATAGTTTTAACTATGCTTTGGGAGGTGTTCCCTAAAGGAAATACAATAAGTTATCCTTTGGTAGATCATTCTCAAGATGCTAGGTGGTGGGCTTATTTATTAGGGCAACATTTAAACGTTATTTGTTTAGCGTTATTCATGTACTTAAAAGATAATACTGTTGTAACTCAGGCGTTTTTAGTGGCCCATGTGCTATTTATGTTCGATTACCTGCTTAGATATAACATGGATTTTGCATTTAACATAAATTATAATCATATTATCATATTAATAATGGCGTTTTATATATGGGGTTCTCGATTCTTCAGGCATTAATATTACTAATACAACAGGATAGTTCTGTACAAAAACAAATGGACACTATTGAAAATCTTGGCGTAGTAGCTTTGACTGGTTTGTTTATATGGATGGGGTGGCTTACTATAATATGGGTTAAATCTAGTGCAGAGGTTACAAGACATACAATCATATTAGAACACATGGGTGAGGATTTACGAGAGATGAAAAGCGATTTAAAGACGTTTTTAAAAAAGGAAATGTTTAAAGAATAATAACATGAGGCATATAAATTTAATAGTTATACATTGTAGCGCAACGCCAATAGATCAACAACTATCATCAGAAAAGTTGGCTGAAGAACATGCCGCTAGAGGCATTAGGAGACCAGGGGGTTATCATTTATATATCAGGCGTAACGGAGATATAGTTAATATTAGGCCATTTAATGAAGTAGGAGCGCATGCATACGGTTATAATCCTAATAGTGTAGGAATATGCTATGAAGGAGGTATCATTGCAGGAGGACACCCGAATAACCCAAAACACGCAAAAGACACTAGGACGGATTCACAAAAAGAGTCTTTAAAAAAAGCAATAAAAATGGTTCAGGATTATTTTGGCGATTATCAAGATATGACTGTGGTTCAAATTGTTGGTCACAGAGATTTGAGTCCTGATGTAGATGGTGATGGTATAATTGAGCCTTGGGAATACATGAAACAATGCCCTTGCTTTGATGCAATTCCAGAATATAAAAGCCTTATAATAAAATGACAGCTCAAACAGTAGGATATATTTTAGGGTCATTGACAATTATATACTTAATTGGCTTTTCAGTAGTTCATGGCAAAGGAATGATTGATGGGCTTAAAGGTATCAATGGGAAGTGGGATCCTCCTGAAATAGTAATTGCCATTGTTTTACCAATTTTTATTAGTGCTTTACTTGCAGATATATTTTTATCATTAACGGCCAGTGCAGGTGTGTGGGCTTCTTTTAATATAGTAATAGGGTTTGCGTTGACAGGAAGGGTTAGTTTAGATTTTATACATAAAAAGAAAGGCGACCATAAAAGCCGCCTTTCCGATTAACCTAAAACATATGAAAAAAATATACTTGGTGACAAGTAAGTAAATTTAAATTTAAAGTGCAATGATTATTATAATTATTTTATTGCTCGTAGCCATTGAGTTATTTATTGAAAAGAAGTTATTCGATAAATACGGTAAAATAAAGCACTGGATAAAAGTTGCTATCTATTTATTTATAGCTTATGTAGCATATCAGGAAGGTTTTGTAGATGGTAAAGATATTATTTGTGCAGTAGGGATAAGAATGTTATTATACGACTCTTTATTTGCTACTATAGTGCTTCATAAAGATATTTTCTACATAGGGGAAAGTACTTTTTTTGATGAGCTAAGAATTAAATTAAATCTTGTTGGATGGCCTGGATTTTGCATGAAGTTTATTTTAAGCCTTGGAGCAATTACTAACTATTATATACCTTATATTAATTTTTAAAATTATGGACATAGTAAAACAAAAATTAGTTCTTAAGCTTCACAAAGAAGGTAAGATTACAGAAGAGGAGGCGTTAATTTTAATGGAAGCTGAAAAAGAATATATTTATCCTACATGGATTAATACACATTTTTACGAAGATAATACAGCGCTTCCATTCACACTTACAGCAGCAAAAAGTTAGTAATGACCCCTAACCCAATGATAAAGCTAATAGTAAAAATAATAGGGATTAGTATTTTGATTGTTTGGGTGTGTTCTTGCTCAGCTAACTATCATTTAAAGCGATCAAAATACCATTTAGAAAAAGCCAAATCAAAGGGTTACGTTTCGTTAGTAGATACAGTATACAAAACAGTACCTATCGCTATACCAGAGGCCCGTCACGATACGACCTTTTATGATGTGGGTGATACTGTCATTATAACCAAAGATCGCTTAAAAACGATTTATAAGCGTGACACAATTACAAATGAAGTTTACATTGAATCTATTTGTGAAGCAGACACAATTTATAAAGAAGTTCCGGTTACGGTTCAAGAGACTGTTTACATTGAAAAAGGCTTGACAGATATTTTATATGATCAATTCGGACTTACTAAATGGTGGCAAAAAATACTATTCTGGTTGTCTATTCCTTTGATTATTGTTATACTGGTTTTAATTAGGTATTTGTTTAAGTAGCTGTGCATTTGAGTAAATCAACACGCCTTTCATGTATATCTTAAATTCCTTGTTTTCAAACTCGCTTCCAAGTTGAGTAGGATTCGGTGGATAATTATTCCACAGCACCCAACCAGTTGCCCTGTTGTTTTGTAATGACAGGTAAACTGAATCAAATCCGATTCTATATTTCTCTCCATCAACGACAACTTCTGTATCCCAGTAATTAGTTGAAGGAGAAAAACGCACGCTAACACATGGTATAGCAAATGCCTTTCGTAGTTTTCTGATAATCCTTTTCATATTTCAAAATTTAATGTTTCAATAAAGTTTGTGGTAGGCACTTGCCATACCATCGGTCCGTTCAGGCATAATTGCCTACGGCCGATAACTTCATGAAAAGAAAAATATAAGGGTCGCTTGGGCGATTTATCGGGTTCACTAGGGTAGCATTGCTGTACGCTTACGTTAGGCTATATACGGCTGACAATCCGTGCCATGAATCGCCCCACGCTTTATATATAGACACTAGACTATCCGGTAAGCCACTATGTTGCTAGAAACATGAGACAGACCCTCAATGGCCAGCAAACCCTTATATTTATTCTAATCATTCTCGTTATCTAATTATGCCTGAACGCTCGGGCGAGATGCAACGCCCTGGAACAGACATCTAT